ATCAGGTACAGGAACAGCTTGACCATTCATTACAGATATGAACTGTGTGTTATATGTTGCGTCTTCGTAATATTTACCATCGACTAATACGGTCATTATATTATCACCCTTTTATTTATTTTTTAATTTTATGCTTCATCAGCTAATAATGTATCTAAATTGATATGACTACCAGTTTTAACTACATTAATAATTCCAGCTAATTTTGTTTCTGCTTCTTCTATAGTGTCATATTCTTTCATTAACCAAGGTATAGCACTATTATATACACTCAGATAATGTTTTCCTTCTATTGTTTCTGCTCTAAATTCTAGAGATACTCCAATATATAATATTTCATTTAAAACTATTGAAAACATATATCCACTTCCTTTAATTTCCTCTATACAATACTAATATTAATTTATATATTTTACATTTTATTTAAATGGAGAGTGGATTTCTCCACTCTCCACTAAGTTTAAATTATTTATTTAAAAAATTTAACAGTTATTTAATTAACTATTAAAGGTCGGTTACGTTAAGAACTCCGTAGTAATCAGGTCTTAGCATACCCATCCAATAACGTGAACGAGCCATTACAGCAGGAATACCTTCTGCATAAGCGATAGGCTGTAGCTGAACAGGAATATAAGGTGCATAAATTGCTCCAGTTTCTTCTGGTTTGCTACCCTTGAAGCCCATGATTATTTCACCAGCAGGAACAAGAGGTGATACATAAACATTATAAGCATTACTTAAAGTACCAACCCTAACAGCAGAGACATCCATTGCCATGTCAGCAGGATTACCACTTGCTACATACTGTTGCATACCTGAGAATACTATTGAAGTTGTAGGATTGCAAAGCAAGAATGTTGCACCTGAAACGTGGGTGTTCTGAAGAATGGTCATGCTTAATTTATTAATCTTAGGCATAATTGTTTCATACCAATCTTTCTGACCCTTTGTCCAAGTCATAGGCATCTTAGCTGACCATGTATCTGTCCACTGAGCACCGTTTGAAAGCATACTAATTACTTCGCCATCAATTTCGGTAAGAATTGTAGTTGTCAAGTAATCAACAATCTTATCTTCGAAATCTTCACCAAATTCATTTTTGTAATCTTCCATAAGTTCAAAGCTGTAACGTGCTCCAAGCTTACGAGTGATAACTTCAACATTCTGTCTGGTAATATCAAACTGCATTGTGTTTATGTTCTTGACATCGCCATTAGCATCTGTCGTATTAGAGAACAGAACGTTCTTCTGTACATCAGCAAGATAGGTCCAACGAACTGCATAAGTGTCTCCAAGTGGGTCACCATTGGCATCCTGTATTGTTACAACATATTCACCAGTTTTAGGATCAACAAATCCATATACAGTAGAAACTCCACCAACAACGCCAGCACCAATCTTAGAAACTACGCCTGAACGGTCAACACTTGCAAACTTTGTCCATGTAGAACTACCAACTGTTGATGATTCAAGGAAAAGAGTACCTTCACTAAATTTACTTGAAAGAGTACCATTTGTATTTTCTGTAATTGGAGTTACAGAAGCTATAGCACTATCAACATCTCCAGAAGTTGTGTATACTATAGCATTTACTGCATCTCTAACTTTTGTTGATGGCTTTGAATAACCAGTGTCTCCAGGACCGAAAGGATATACATTAACCTTATTACCAGCTGTATCTACAACATAGGCATCCAGATAACGAATCATACCGGTTGGGCCCTTTAGTGCTTGTACAGAGATAATGTTATTAGCGACTAATTTCGGGAACAAACGTCTAACTAGTGGTAATACCAACTTAGGAAGATATGTCATATTCTGTGTCTGGTTATCAGCCATAAGGGCTCTACGTGTGTTTTCGAGAACAACACTTAACTGTGAATTCATTCTTTCATTTCTGATACCTGCAAGCAATGTCCTTCGTACATTGGGCCATGCGGCATCTTCAAGTAACTTACTATAATCTTTAACCATTATTATATTACACTCCTTAATTATCTTTTTAAAAGTTTAATTATTTTTATTTTGTATTACTTATACGCCAGCGATTTTCAACAATTCTGCTGACATTTCTTCAATACTGTCATATCTGCGTTGTTTAGCTAGAAGTGTTTTGTTATCCTTCCATCCATCACTATTCATAACATTTTTCTTCTCTATTACAGATTGTGCAGTATTAATTTCTTTTTTATCACTATTCATTGTTTTTGATTCTAATATAGCTTTCTTTTTACTAGCTATATTTGTTTTATAAGATGAAACAATAGCTTGTGTCTTCGTAATAGTATTCATTATACTATTTAAACTATCAACGTCTTCAGCAACTAAAACTTTAGATAATATTGAATTATATTTATCCATTATTTTCTTAGCTGTTTTTGAATCGTAAGAGCCAGCGGTCAAATCTGTTTCTATCTCTTTTATTGAAGCTGACAATAAAGTGTGTACCTTATTAAGACTATCATAATACTTATTAGCAACTATAAAACTTTTGGTAGCTTTTTTAAGGTCATTCTTTTTACTAGCAATGATAGCATCTTTTTCTTTTGATTTTTTAACTAATTCTTTAACGGTTCCAGCAAGTATAGTATCTTTTACCATATCTAAAGCTAATTCTTTTGCTAACATACCGTGTTCAAAGATAGCATTAATCTTATCTTCATACTTTAATCTTAATGATGCCATAGTTACTTCTTTTTCTTCTTCATTTCCTTCTTCTGATTCTTCTTCTATTTCTTCAATCACTTCTTCATTTTCAACATCTTCACTATCTTCTTCAACAACATCTTCATCGATAACTATTTCAGTGAAAAATTCTTCGATAAGACCAAAAATGTTAGGTAGATTTACTGCATCAAGAACTGATACTTTCTCTTTATCATCCTTCTTAATGACAACATTAAATTTACCTTCTTCATCATCAGTAATATTAATATCTAAACCTAAGAAATTATAATCGCCTGATTGAAGTATTTGTTCCTCAACGATTTCTTCGACTTCTTCTTGTACATCACTAGTTTCCTTTATATCATCGTTAACAACAACATCATCTAGTTCTGTTGATTCAACTGGTTCTACAGCATCTTCGACCACAGATTCTTCGTCAGATTCAGTTTTTAAATAATTATCCATAGCTTTAGATACAACATCAGCTATCAGATTTTTATCTAATGAACTTTTTTCATTGGTCATATTTTTACCCACCTCTTACAATAAATCTTAATCTTTTAATACTTCCTGCATTGAATTTAATTTGTTTTTTATATCACTAATTTTATTATTTAAAGTATTTGTTTTACGTTTAATAGTATTAATTTGTGCATCCAAATCCTGAATATCTAAATCTTTTTTAATTAAGTCAGTACCATATTTAATTTGTGTTTTATTAAACTCTCTTTCTAAGTCTTGATTATCAATCATATTCAACGACTTCTTAAAAAAATCATTTAATTTTTCAGTGTAATCCATAATTTCTGCTCCATTCTTTATTTTTTAAACTTTCTAGCCACACCTTGTATGACCGATTCAATTATATCCTGTAATTCGGAAGCTGTTACCGTTATTAACTTATCACTATTTACATTTTCTGGTATAACATAATTATTGTTAGGTAATTTATAACAACTGCTCACTATTGATTTTACATAGGCATCACTATAAGCTGGATTATGAACTGCATCATAAGTAATTAAAGTGAATTCATTAATGGTATCGACACTATCTAATCCATAACTAATATCTTGGTCAGTAATTGCTCTTATGCTAACTCCTACTTTAAGCTTCTCTCTTAATAGTGTAGCAAGTATATTACCATTGGGAGTATCGATAGTTTCAAATCTACCTACAACATAATTACCATCCATAGCTAACTTAGTAATTACATGAGATACATTTTTAAGTGATATCGTAGCAATTCTATTTACATCATTAATATCATCTGGGTGGTCAAGTTCCCCAACTAGATGTCTACTTTCAACTTCACCTGCTATCTCATTAACAGCTGCCATTAATACTCTTTTTGGAAATTTATGTCCATTAGCATTTGAATCATCACATTTTTGGAACACAGCTTCAGCAACTATTTTATTAGTATCGTTTTTTCTTACATCACTGATTATATTACATTCCAAAACAGGATTGGCTAGTGATTTAAATACATACCTGTCTTTTGAACTAATCATTTAAAACCATATCCTTTTTTATTTATTCTTTTTATTTTTCTTAGGTTGTTCTTTCTTTTCTTCTTTCTTATCATTCTTGTTTTTCTTTACTTTACCTGCATATATAGCACCATCATCAGCACCAGTACCACCAGGGAAATCTACTTTATGTAAATCTTCTTCTGATATTTCATTAAGAATCTTTGCTTCTTCAACAGCTTTTTCTTCTTCGTCTTCTAATTCTTCGTCTTCTAATTCTTCGTCTTCTAATTCTTCGTCTTCTAATTCTTCGTCTTCTAATTCTTCGTCTAATTCTTCTTCAACTGGTAGTTCTTCTATATCTTCAACCGGTGCTTCTTCTTCATCAAAAACGATATCTTCAAATTCTTCATCTTCTACGGGAAGTTCTTCTACACTAGCTTCTACCTTATCCAAATTTTCTTGAATTTCTTTCTTGATTTCTTCCGCTTCTTCAGCAACTTCTTCATTTTCTAATTCGTCTGTAATTAAATCCATTAATTTATCGATAAGATTATCTATTTCTTCGATAGTTTCAACAGGTGATTCCGTTGTTTCATCTAATACTTCTTCGTCTTCATCAATAAATTCAAATTCTTCATCTTCAAAATCACCTAATACTTCATTTATATCTTCCGCATCAGGAGCATCAATTGAAGGCTCTTTTTCTAATGTTTCAACTTTTACATCTTCTTTTGTATCTTCTTCTTCTATATCTTTACTAAGTAATTCTTTTTCATCTGTAATAGCTTTAGCTTCGTCTTCAAAAGAAGTATCTTCTTTTATTGAAGTTTTTCCTTCTTCATTTACTTCAGCTTCTTCTTCTTTTTTCATTTCTTCTTCTATCTTATTCTCGATATCTTCTATCTTTTCATTTTCTTCTTCAGCTACATCTTCTGATTCAATATCTGCTCCAGGAGCATTTTTATTAATTAAATCAATTGATTCTAATTCTACTTGATCTAAGAAATCTCTAAACTGATTAATCATATCTTTAATCTTAGGATCAGAAGGGTCAGCTTCTTCTAAATTTTCTTTCTTAGTTGTTATAGCATCTTCCTGCACAATCATTTTAGCTACTGTGTCAAGGTCGGTTGTCATTTTAATATTACTGTCAATTATGGAAAGAATATTATCAGCATCTTCTAATATTTGTCTAAGTTCATCCATTTCAGGTGCTTCTTCATCTTCTTCGACAACTTCTTCATCTACAGATGCGTCTTCTTCTGTTAATTCATCAGGTTCATCCATAACTTCTTCATCTGCTGATACTAAAGTATTTTTCTGTTGTGCATTAACAAAGCTTCTTGCATCTGCTTCATTATCATAACTACCTACAATTTTATCTTCATCGTAAACATAGAATTTACCATCAGTACCAGGGACTATTTTACAATTTGCTGATAAAATAGTTGTTGTTGCTTCAACTGCTTTTGTGTCACTATCAGTGTTAATTTTTTTGGCTTCTAATATTTCATTGATACAATCTGAAACATATTCTCTAACAACAAATTGATCAATAGGATTCAAACTATCAAAATCATTATATATACTTGATAATATTGATTCATTAGTTGAATCATTTGACCCTATCATGTTTGTTAATTTACCTAACATTAATTTCAAATCTTCTTTATAGCTGTTTGGCATATTTAAATAAACCTCCTAGAAATAATAACTTAAATTGTTATCGTTATATTTAAATTTAAAATTGTGTATATTTTTAAATTTATAATTAATTTTTATCTAATTTAAAGTGTTTCCATCTCTGCTTCTATTTCTTGATTAGGTGTTCCTATTTCATCAGGTTCTCCTAATTCATCTAGATTAATTTCACCCATTGGTCCTTCCGATGAAGATTCCTCCATATTCATATCGAATTCATTCATTCCTCCGCCCATATCTGAGAATCCACCAATATTACTGAATTCATCATTATTTGCTGTTTCATCTGAATTAAATTTTTGATCCATAAATAATGTATACTTTTCTTGTTCGCCTATCATTTTTTCCATTTCATCGATATCATCTTGACTTAATCCTACGATATTTTTCATTACCCACATTTTAGGAACATTAGGATATAAATCCATAAATTGTGAACCAGCATCTAATTTGTTTCTTAGATTTTCAATTTTAAGATTAGATTCAATTGTTGTAGGTTCAGGTAAACTAATTTTAACTTTATCAACAAATTGAGATTGATTAATAAGCATAAAACAAACATTAGCTAATTCATTTAAAGAATTATTAATATCTGATTGATACTTTTTAATTGTTCTGCTAAATCTTACGTCTTCTAATGTTAATAATGCTCTTGTTGCTCCACCAGATTCTTCAGCGAGATAGCTAGGTGGAATACCTAATGAAGACAATAATTTCCGTTTAAAATATTCAGCATCGTTTGTATATGGAGTAATATCAGGTGTAGCTAAATTTTCATAAGTTAAATGTTTAACTCCGTCAATTGATGTAACCCAAACATCATCCTCAAAACCTAGAAACTCTGGTATAGTGTTAATAGTAGGATTAGAATCTGATCCTTCTCTATCAAAAATCCTCTGTCTACGTACTCTCTGCATTACACCTCTCATTATTCCAGGTATTTCATTTGCAGGTATTCCAGCTACTTCTAATGTCCACAAACTTCTAAGAGGAGTTCTTGTTGCTCTATATACAGCTAATGCAGATTCAATAAGTAATAGTTGTTTTGCAACACCACGTACAGGGTCTAAAATACTTGTTCCATAAGGGTAATATAAATTATTAAGATATATTGGGAATTTTACATAACGATGAGGTGCAAGATATTTAAATTTAGTTCCTCTGTCTTTAAGAACATCCTTTAATAATTCTGTCATCTGTTTTTCCATCGATGCTATTTGAAATTTATTTGCTTTATTTGACAGATATCTTTTATCACTTACTATAGATATTAATTGATTGGGTGGTTCAATAACTAATTGAGGGAAAGCCTCAGATAACATATCAACAATTTTAGATTCAGATTGATTAGTTTCAATCATTAATCCTAATTCTATATCAGTTTTTGAATCATATACTAAAGAGCAATTATTTGGATTGTGTATGATATATCTAACACCAGATGATGTAGGTTCTAATTCAATATAACAATCACCATACATTAATTGTGTATGTATTATCTGTGGTAATAAATTAAAGAAATTAGTTTTGTCTAATATTACCTGTAATAATTTCTTTGCTTGTTTAGATGTCTGTGTATCTTCGTATGTATCATAAATTATTTGATTATCTCTGCTGCCAACATTAGGTGCTAATATACTATCAACATATATCTGCAACGCTTGTGCAACTTCAGGTATTCTGTAAAATATTTGCTCATATTCAGAATATCTTGCACCTCTGCCAATAGATAAATCAAAGAATTTTTCGAACATTGTTTGTCCTTGAAATCCTCCACCACTATTGGATTGCAATATTTGTTCTAAATCTTCTTTAGGTATGACTTTAGTAGGGTCAAATGTTTTAGCATTTTCGTCATATATCTTATTTTGATTATACATTCTAGAATATTGATCTATGTATTTTTGTAGCTTATCACCAATCTTACCTAATATTGGGGTTGGTTCTTTCTTTTTAGCCATTTATTGTCTCTCACACCTTTTAGCTGTCTAATTGTGCTTGTATATCTAATATATCAATTTTACTTTCATTAATAGCTTCTTCCATCATAGCATCAATACCAATTAAATTATTCTCATCATTTTCAATTTTAGCTTCTTCTATTTTTTCTTCTGTAATTTCTTCATCAATTGATAATGTATCTATAATATTAACACATTCTGCATCTAATACAGATTCCTCAATAGCAATCGGGTGAATATGTAAATTATCTAAAGTTGTATATAAATAGGTTAACATATCTACTGCTGACCCTGCTATAGCCGCTGATGCATTTGCCTGTGTTTTTTTAATTTCTAGTTCTTCTTTTTTAGTCATTATATCTAAAATCTGTTTCTTGCTTTGAACTCTTTTCATTGGTAATTCTGTTTTAAGCTTAATGAGGTCTGTCACTGATTCAATTAAAGTTGATTTTAATGCCCGTCTGTCCGAAAAGTTATCACAGTTATGTAATATATTATTTAAAATCAAATCTAATGTTGCATCTGCATCTTCAGTTTTATTAATATCTTCCTCTAAAGATTGAATATATTCAGTTAACCTTTCGTCATCTTTCAGAATTTCTACTATGCTTTTTTTCAAATAATATCCTTATCCTTTTTATTTATCCTTTTTGAATTATTTTATCTGGCAAATTTATCTAAATCTTCAGGTGATACGTCTTCATCTTCATCAGAAATACCTAAAGATTCATATATCATTTCTGGTTCAAACCACAACAAATCATTTACTTCTGTATCAGATGGAATATTCTCATAAAATATATCCTCTAAAAAATTCATTAATTCTTCTTCTTTATTTGCTTCTTCTATTCTTCTTAAAGTATTTACTGCTCCACTCCAACTATTTTCTTTTAAATCATTATAATCATATTCTTTTTTAATCCAC